TACAAACGGGAGGAACGCTTGCATCAAAGCAAGCCGCTACAAGTAGTGGTATTTTCCCGAAACAACTTCATCGTGTAGACACTTTCTCTTTTGACGTAGACATCGCTGGTGCGCGTCAAGATATTAGGGAATTTGGTCAACTAGCACGAATTGGGACATTAACAATGTCAGAACTAAACCCAAGTTTCTCAATGGGTTATTATTTAGGAAACGGCGAAAATGAGGGATCTTTAGGGTTTGCTGTCAATGGATTAAATCCTGATGGAACTCTTGCTGGCCAGTTTCTATCTGGTATTATAACAGAAAACGATAATAAAAGAGAAAAGAACATTTTCGTTCTTACTGTTAAAGAGGGTGATGATGCTTTCCAAAACAGTGCAGATGCGAATAAGGCTACACTAACCCCATTCACTTTTGCCGATCAACAAAATCATGATGTTGTCTCTTTCGGTAACTGCACTGTGAATAGCTACACTGTTAACTTTGCTGTTGGGGAAATCCCAAGGGTTGATATTGAGGGAGAGGCTCAAAACATTGAAATCGTAGAAGGTTTCAGTTCAGGTCTTTATAACCCTTCTCTAAACGTAAATGCTGGTAGGGCAGACACAGGGCAGCTTCAATTGGGTATTCCGAGCACAGGAGGTATGGATGTCCTTGTCCTCAGGCCAGAAGATGTGACTATCACATTCAGCAATAATGAGTTCGACTTTGGGGGAACAAACTTGTCAGATATGCACATTCAAAGTGCTTCTATCGAGGTTCCGATGTCTAGGGGTAATATCTCTGCTCTTGGAAAAGAGAGGGCTGTTGCTAAGCCGCTAGAGTTCCCAATTAACGTAACTCTTAGTGTTAGTTCTATTCTCAAAAACTTCCATGCGGGTGCTCTTGATAGGATTCTTACAGGAACCGCTGGAGACGAGACCACTAATGTGACTCTTAAGGTTAAAAATGATGATGGTGAAAACAAGCATCATATTGTCCTTCAAAAAGCCGTATTGGATAGTCAGAACTTCTCTGCTGGGCTTGATGATAATGAGACTATTGACATGACGTTCTCTGCTCAAATCGGTGGACCAGACACTACAGACCAAGGATTATTCTGGTCGGGTAGGGCTGGATCAGACGATGATGACTATGCGAATCGGGTGTATCTCAAGGCAAATAGTAAAGCTCCTTATTAATGATATCTTAAGGTATCATAAAAAAGCCTCGCAGAAATGCGGGGCTTTTTTGTGTAAAGATACATAGATGTCAATACAGAGAATCCATTCAAGTGAAGTTCAGGTTTTCGCGGGAAGTTCGCGGATACCTGCTGTCCAATCCTTGAATATTTCAACACAAAAACCCGTAAATGATGTCAGAAGACTCGGGGCTTTAAATGTAACAGAAAGAGTTTTGGGGGCAAATCCCAGTAGCACTTTAGACATAAGTATATTGCTAACTACGGGAGCCACTGGCATAGACCCCTTTTATACGCACCAAGCTTTTCACGCAGGTTTTCTAAACACAGGTAAGCAAGATTTTACGATAAAAGATTTTGCAGGAGCAACCACTGTTTCAGGGGCATCTTTAACTAGTTATTCTTTAAATGCCTCCGTGGGAGAGTTAGTTAATGGTGCGACATCTTACGAGGGTAGCCCTGCTTCGTTTAATTCTGAAGGAGCGATATCGTTTGATAATCAATCAAACGATAACTTTAAAGGGTTTTTTAGACCTAGCCATGTGCAAGTCACGACAACAACTGATGGCGATGAAGGAATTGATTCTACAACTTTAAATATACAAAACTTATCACTAAACGTAGACTTACCAAGGCAAACTAAAATCAGACTAGGTTCAAGAACTCCTTTATTTAGATATCCTGAGTTACCTGCCGCTGGATCTCTTAGCTTTAGTGTTTTAAAAACTAGGGTTACTGGGGTGAATGTTACAAGTATGGTTTGTGAGAGTGGCGTAATTAAAATTGATTTAAAAGACGATGATGATAACTCTGTTATTGATTTCCTAGTTAGCGGTTGCTGTTTAGAAAGTATTGAAGAATCAACTGCTTTAGATGATAATACTACCGTAGGCTTTAATTATTATTTTCCTATAATACAATGAATGTCACTGGAGATTTAACAAACTATCAAAATGCTGTATATGATATATCTGTTACGGTTAACAACCCTTTGAGTGGTTTTGAATTTTCTTTAGCTGAAACAGGTAAATTTTATTCCTCACAGTTGGTTACGTTTTCTGGTGTCGAGGGATATCTATTTGATCAGAGTGGGAACTTTTTTGGGGGCTATGCGAGTGGGACTCCTTTTGATTTGACTGTGTATCATGATTACGCAAACAATACTTTCTCTTACTATAAGGATGAGATTTTAATTGCTAACAAATTAGATATAACTGGAGCATCAAAGGGAGCTACAGACAACAGTATTAATTGTGTTTTCTTAGAAAAAAATGATTCACAAATTACAGTTGCAGTTAGTGGTCAATCAAAAGACTCTTTAGCTAAACATGCGACCTCTCAAGTTAATGCTAGATTTGATTCGGGAATTATGGATGTAGCTACAAACGCCAGTATGCTTTCTAGTTTCACTGACCCAAACGGCACCTTAACAGCGGGTGGTTTTAACGCTGGCCGCGCAGATACTTTTTGGGCTAAAGATATTGATTTTACCTCAGTAAGTGTTTGGAATAATAGGGGCTATGATGATAGTTCTGGTGCAGACTTTAGGAAAAGAGGGGCAACAGCAATTACAAAAAGACATATTATAATGGCTAAGCATTTTAAGCTACAAGCCTCTGATGTAGTTTACTTTGTTGACCCTGATGGCACTTGGATTTCAAGAACTATATCCGCGATAGCCGATCACGGCAGTGAGGATATGACGGTTGGTGTGTTAAGCGAATCTTTACCAGATAATATTTCTTTCGTGAAAATATTATCATCAAATGTAAATGATTTCTTAAAAGTAGTGGCTACAACGAATTCTATATTGACCCACTATAGACCAATAATTGCAGGGTTTGATTTTGAGAAAAAATTAACTTTAATGGAGTTAACAAATGCGATAGTTGCTTCTAACAGTAGAGCGACTTATAATGCTGTCCCAGCCGTCTTGCCAGATCCCTATGGGGAATTAGCTGAAACTTTAGCTAGCGGTGACTCTGGGCAACCAGCATTCATAATACTTAATGGGGAACCTGTTTTAATAACAAGTTATCATACCACTACTTACGGACCCTCTTATGCTGGTTTTATTGCCGCCATTAATACTCTAATTGCTTCGGCTGATAGCACCGCAGGGGTTGACACCAAACTCAAGGTCACAGAGTTCAACATGAATACTCTAGACCTTTTCAAATTTTAAAATTTGATTTTATATTAAAAATACATATAATATTTAAATGAAAGAGCTATATTCATTTCAAGTTAAGAGGCAAGTAGAAAAAGAGGTTCCTCATGTTAAAAAGACAAAAGACGGACCTGTTGAGACTACTAAAAAAGTAAAAAAAACAATTAAAAATAGGATTGTTATCTCTAAGCCTAGAATGACCGATATCGAGGATGCCGAGTTTTTTTATGGTCAAAAGTATAATGAGTTTATAAATGCGGGGTTTTTGACTAAGGCTATGCTGATCAAGAAGATGGGAGACGTAGGGGGTGTCGCTTCTGATAGGACTAGAAAACAGTTAAGTGAAATTGCACTTGAAAATATAGAAGCTGCTAGGGTAATTGAGTTTTTCGAGGGGGCAGAGAATTTATCTGAGGAACAAAAACAAGAACTAGAGGATGCTAAGCTCAAATTCACAGAGACAAAAACAACTATTAATAATTATGAGTTTGATCTCAGGGGTCAATTCAACCAGACTGCTGATTCCAAAGCGGAACAAAAACTTATAGAATGGTTTATTGTTAACTTTACTTTTTTTGAGGATGAGATTGGAGATAAAAAAGATTTATTTCCTTTGTTTGATGGAGAGAACTATAAAGAAAGAAGGAAGTGGTTGGTCGTCTATCAAGATGAAGATGAAGAGATAAATGATGCCGCAGTTTTAAGAAAGCAAAAGTTATTTAATGAAGCATTTGAAACTCTAATTAGAGCTTATAGTCTTTGGTATAACAAAATTGCAGAAGATCAAGAATCAATTGAGAAGGCTCTAAAAGAGCTTTTTGTTGATGAAGAAAAATGATATCAACCACTCTGATAATCTATTAGATATTCTACGAGGATATAGCGAGATAAAATCAGATGATGCAGATTATTACTTTAGGCATTTCTCTGTTGTAGAGTTATTGCGGCTAGATCAGAAAGAGCAGACAGACATAAAGAGATCTGTTAAAAAGGGTATAAAAACACAAAAAGAATTACTAGAATCTGCTATTGAAGCGGGTTCTTGGTCTGTGGGAAAAGAGGAGAAGCTTAAGTCTACTCAGTGGATGATTAAGAGGTCTGAAGCCGCACTTTCTAAAATTGAAGATCCTACTCAAAGGTCAATATTCAATAAACAAATAGAAGCTCAAAGAAAGGAACTTAAAGCAATTGAAAACGCTAGGTCAAAAATAGTCGCTTATAGTGCTGAGTTTTTAGCTCAAACAAAAAAAATTAATTTAATGGGTAAAGGCTCTGTTTTCAAAGACGAAGAGTTTAAGGAGCCTATATCAGATGAAGAATCTGAAAAAATAGTTATACCTTTATTTTTAAGATATAACGAACTTAATAACAGGGAGAACTTAATAAGAGCATCTTATTTTGGGGGGTTTTTCGATGCTTTTATTTTCCAAAGCAAAAGTCCAATTCTTCTATTTGGTCAAAAAACCTTTATGGATTTGACCTCCTTGCAAAAATATATGTTATCTTTGTCTCATGCTCTTTTAAACAAGATGCAAAACATGAAAATTCCTCCTGAGATAGCGGGAGATCCTGTTAAAATACTTGATTACGAGGAAAAAGAAGAAAAAGGAGAGAAGTCCTCACATGGCCTAGATGATTTAAAGGCTAAAAAGAAATTAAGAGGAGGAAAGCTTAAGCCCGAAGACTTTTTAAGCTGATAGGTGTAATTTACACTATATGCCACAAAGTTTTAATGCTTCCCTAAACGTCCAGTTAAATGCTGCGAGTCTAAATGCCTCGACAAAGCAGATATCTAATGCGTTGGGTAGAATCACAGGGCAAGCATCGGAATTCCAAAAATCTCTAGATGCTTCTACAGCCCGTGTTTTTGCCTTCGGAGCAACAACCGTGGTTTTAAATGGTGTTACGCAATCATTTAAAAAGCTTTTAAGCACTACAGTTGATGTGCAAAAGAGATTGATTGAAATTAACTCAATATTTCAAGCCAGTGAAGCAAGTTTTAATAGGTTCAGAAACTCTATATTTGCTGTAGCAAAAGAAACAGGACAAGCTTTTGAAACTGTCGCTGATGGTGCTGCTGAGCTAGCTCGTCAGGGTCTTAGTGCGGCAGAAACTGCTAATAGATTAAAATCAGCTTTGGTTTTAACAAGGATTTCTGGTTTAGATGCAGAAAAATCCGTTAAGGCTCTAACAGCCGCTATAAATGGATTCCAGTCTGCTGGATTACAGCACAATGAAATTGTTAATAAAATGGTTGCTGTTGATACCGCTTTTGCTGTATCTGCACAAGATTTGGCCGAGGCTTTTAGTCGAGCGGGTTCTACAGCAGAAGATGCGGGAGTTAGTTTTGATCAGCTTTTGGGGTTAGTTACTGCTGTTGAGCAAAAAACAGCGAGGGGTGGAGCAGTTATAGGTAACGCATTTAAATCAATTTTTACTCGTCTTGCGCGAGGGTCTACAATAGACAAACTTCAGGAGCTTGGGGTTGAGATTGATGCAACACAAAGTGGGATTCAGAAATTAGAAGCTTTATCTAATGCGATAGAAAATATTGCTGACCCTACTGTCGTTTCTAAAATTAAAGAGCTAGCGGGTGGAGTTTTCCAAATCAACGTGGTTAGTGCTGCATTAAAAGACTTAAGTAATGACACATCCATTTTTGCTGGAGCAACAGAAAAATCAGTTAATGCCTCAAACGAAGCTTTTGAAAAAAATGAAGCTTTGAATAAGAGTTTAGCTACAAGCATAAATACACTTATAGTTGGCTTAACCAGTTTGGCAGAAAAGATAGGGTCGATTACTTTGGGACCGCTTGCAGAAAGTCTTTTAGGTATTGCTAATAAATTTGTAACTTTTTTAGATAAGGCTTTAGACCCCGAAAAGGGCAATGCTTTAATCAAGGGATTCTTCAAAGCTATAGGGGCATTTCTTAGTGGCCCTGCGTTGGTTATTTTTACAGTAGCTTTTGTTAAGATTACAAAGCTGGTTGCTAAGTTTGCCGCAGAAGGAGTTAGGACTCTCTTAACGATGGGTTCTCAGACGGAAAAAATTAGGCAAATTGAAAATGGTTTAGTTGGTCTTCTTGGTAGAGATGTGGCTTTAAGGAAGACAATCGAAAGCACTACAATGAGCCAAGCTCAGAAAGAGCAAGCTGTTATAACAGCGATACAAAGAGAAAACGCCTTATTGCAACAACAAGCTGTTTTAATGAGACAGTTAGCTGCTGCCGCTGCTGCTAGGGGCGTAACAGGATTTACTTCAGGAGGAGGATTTTCAGGCAGAAGAGGTGCTGGGTTTAGTGCTGGATTTAGGGCAGAAGAGGCTCAAGCTCAAATGCTTGGGGCCAGCCCTTCTGTAAAAGCCCATCGTAGCAAGGGGACTATTGGTGGTCGCCGTTTCATTATGAATAATGAAGAAACGGAAATACCTAATTTTGCTGGTGGTGATTCTGCTGTTATTCCTAGATATGCTAGAGGATTTGTGCCTAACTATGTTAGGATACCTTCCGTTGCAGAGATAGAAAGAAAAAGACGCTCAGACTTCTTTACGGGGGATAAAGCTAGGAGCGAGTGGATAGATGCCGAAATTGCAAAGGGGAGTGCTGCTGGAGTAGCTTTAAAGAAGAAAAGAGACTCGCAAGGTAAGAGAAGTTACTATGCTAATGAGGGTTCTAATAAAACCGTCATGGTTATTCCTGATGTATACAAATTTAATCCAAACAGAGCAGACCATAAGTTTTTAAAGCCCTACAGATCAGGGATGGGTCAGGGCATGATTGATTTCTTTGAAGGAGGTGTCACTGGAATAGCTGCAAATTTAAAAGGTAATAAAAAATTCGGAAAGCTTGTGGGGCTGGAGAAGCATATAAAGGACAATTTAACAGATGCTGTTAACGCAAGCTTGAATGGGTTGGTTGATAAATCCAACATGAAAACAAATCCTCGCAGTTATTCTAGGTCTGATGTTGTGGATATCATGGAGAAGGGTGGTGCTGGAGCTTTTGGTGCCATCAAGGGAGCGGTATTTGAAGCCTTAATACAAGCTATTACAGGTGGGGTTGCTCAAGATGAAGGGCAGTTAGACATAGATTTTTCTAAAGATGACGGAGGTATATTAGATTTAATTTTTGGTATTAGTGGTTTTAGTTTTGGAGATTTTAAGGCTTCTAGAAGTAGAGATAACAAAACAAAATTTGCTAAGCAAACCATAGATAACGTAAGGGGTAAAGTCGGCACAGCTAGAACCAGAAAGAAGACAAAAAACGACACAAATCGAGCGGCAGGATTTATACCTAATTTTAATGCTGTCTTAGGATACCCCGTTAGAGATGACCAGATAAGGATTCATAGGGATAGCATGGGAGAGCCTTTAGCTGTCACTAATACAAGAGATGAGCCTAGAGGATTAAGAGATGCTATAGACAGAGAGAGAGCAGGTGTGGGCATGGCTTCTAGAGGATTTGTTCCTAACTATGCTGCGGGAGCAGCAGCTAGTAGGTTGATTGCACCTATCGTGAATTTCTTTAAAAACAGGAAAGCAACAAAAGCCGCAAATCAGTCTGCCAAGGCTATGAAGGGACAAGCCAAGGCTGCTGGTGACTCAAGCACTGCTATGTTGGCAATTAGTCTCGCATCTGGTGGAGTAATAACTGGATTGGGAGGTATTGAATCAAGTTTCCAACAACAAGTTGCAGCGTTTAATGCTCTTCAAGAGGCTCAAATTGAGTCGGCTATTGCTACTGCAAAACTTAGCGGTGATTTCATGAAGGCGGGGGACACTATTAATGAGTCCACAGGTAAGTTCAAAGATGGTCTTTTTGATTTAGTTGATACTATACATGAGACACAATCACAAGCTGCGCCACAGCGAAATGCGGTGCAAAGAGGAGCTAACTTTATGTCTAATCCTCTCGTAAGCTCTGTTTTGATGACGGGAGCTATGTTTGCCCCTGCTGGCATTAAGAAACTTAGAGGAGGAGGTGCGGCGGCATCAAAAGTTGCTGCTCCAGCAACAGGAAGAGGAGGGGTTCCCGCTACTTCTAAAGCTACACATTTTGCCGCTGCCGCTCAAGCTAAAGCTGCTCAAGATGCCGCAAAGAAAACTCTTACATTCGGCCAGAAGATAATGAATGCTGGCAAGGGTGTAGCAAAATTTGGTAAAGGAGTCCCGCTTTTGGGAACAGCCCTTACTGGTTTAAGCATAGCAGCAGTCAGAGCAGATGATAGTTTAAGCGATGTAGACAAAGGAAATGCAACCCGAAGGGCGATTGGCGCAGGTGTTGGGGGCGCTATTCTCGGCACTGCTGGAGCTTTTCTCGGACCATTAGGTGCTGCCGCAGGTGGAGCACTAGGAGCATTTCTTGGAGATAAAATAGCAGGTTTTTTTGACGACCCAGATGTCGCAGCCGAGCAAACCCAAATCAAACAAACCCGAGCGGCAACTATTACAGACGAAAGAAATAAAGCTCTTAAGGGTTTAGGTTTTGATCAATTAGTGGGTAATAAGGAAATGGGCTTTGGAGGCGCAGAAAACATGCAAGATGTTTTCAATAAAATGTTTGCAGACGCTGGAGGAACATTAGAGCAAGCCCAAGAGTTTGTTGAGCTTGAAAAAAATATTGAGTCATACTCAAGAGCGGTGGACCAAGCTAAAAAAGCTGTAGAAGATGCGGGTAGAGATGATGAAGAGAGAGCCGCCGCTAATGAGGCGTTAGTAACAGCACAAGGTCTTTTAGAGGGTGCTCAGAGCAAATATGCTTTAAGTATAGCGAAGGCTACCAAGTTAGTTGATACAAGTGGAGACGCTGCTTTAAAAACTGTTCAAAAACAAATTAAGATAGCGGCAGCTACAGAGAAAGTCGCGAGTGCTGAAGCTAAACTAGCAGAAGCAACAAATAGATTGGCTGCTTTCAGGGAACAAGCAACTCAAAAGGCTGATGCTATAGACAGGGAATCAGCGATAAGGAGTGATTTGTCACAGCTTATTGATAGCCCTGTTGGTAAGCAAGGTATTGCCCAAAGAAATATGTTCGCAGGTATTAATTCTGCTGATTTAAGAAGATTTGGAGCACAGCAAGATTTGCAGAAAGCAGAGAGAGATTTCGCAGACAGAACTGGCTTTACCGCAGATAGCACAAAGAGAACAATTGATGCGATGGCGAGAGGTGATATTGTCGGTGGTGAAGATGGTTTAAGCGATGCTCAAAATGCGGCTATTACAGATTACTTGGAAAATGTCAAACCAGTAGCAGAGAAGTTTACCAAAGCGGGAACTGCTTTTGAAGATTCTGTAAGAGCAGCTTACATAGGATTTAAATCAGCAGCTAAAGATGCTGCTGCTGCTCAAAAAGAAGTTAAGACTCAGATGGACGACCTTATCCAAAGCTCAATTAGGGCTTCTGGTGAGTCTTTGAGAAACCTTTATGGTGCAGATCGAGATCCAGTAGATATGGATTTCATGGGAGAGCAGGTTCAGCAAACTGTTGATGAAATTCAGAAAATGATTCAAGGGGACAAGGCTTTTGATCCAGAAGAGCTTGGACATCTTTTTGCTGAGTTTGACGATCAAGGATTAGGAGTAAAACTAGAGGATCTTATCCAGCAATTTGACCCGAGCATTTTAACTGACGAGTTAGTCGCGGCTATGCAAGAGGCAAGAAATGCTGCGTTCGGGGGCGCTGAAACATTGGCAGGAAAGAAAATGCAAAACATAATCCAGCCAGATTTCGAAAAGAGAGAGGGTATAGATATTACAGAACCTATGGATAAGCTGAAAGGTAAGTTAGGCGAGTTCGAACAAATTATTGATATGTCTAATACTAATTTACTTAATTTGTTTACTGATGAGAGAACATCAGCAATTGCTACAGAATTAGATAATACTGTAATCGCTTATGAAAATATGGCGAAGGGGGCCAATGGAATGGCAGAATTGTTTATCGGAGAAGGTGGTTCTGGAGAAGAAGCTAACCAAGTTAAAACATTTATTGAAGAGAGTAATAAACTGTTTGGGGAAATGATTGGTGCTGTTAAAGATGCTTCTAAAGCACTAAAGGCGGCGAAAAAAGAATTAGCAGACGCAAAAGGAAGTTAATAGCATGGCGGCACTTATAGTGAATAATGTTTTATCCTCTTCACTGCGAGTTTCTTATAACTATGCGGGAACCGAAGAGTTATTTGGCTATAATGTCGAAGGAACTTATGTAGTCGATATATCTGATATTAATTTACAAGAAGGTGATACAGTTCTAACGCAGGGGAGAGATGCCATAGAGGATGCATATGGCAGACCAAATATAACTGCTAGAATTGGAGCAGACGATTACATTAACGGTAAAGTTCAAGATTTTAGTTTTGAAGCTGGAGCTTTAGTGGGGTCGGAGACGGTAAGTATAACTATCTCAGAATCGAGAAAATTAGATAGCCACAGCAATAGCATATTTACTAAATATATCCCGAATCCTCATTGGATAGAAAGCTTTAAAGAATCTTACGATTTTTCAAGAAACGGGGCAGATTACACTTCGACAAGAAACATATCTCTTACATATAATCAAAGTGCTGCTGATACCTTTATTACTGATGCCAAGGTATTTTTAACTAATTATTATTTCGTAAACAGACCAAGTTTTGGTTATCAGGAAGATGGCATTTCAGAGAATGCTCTTATAAAGGATAATTACAGAGGCGATATATCAGAGACTTATGATTTAATTGAACTGTCTGCAAGCTTAACCGAATCAGTGAACTCTTCGTTCGTAGATTCTACGAAGGCGGTAGGTCGCAAAGAGACGCAGCAGATAGAGATCACTGAAAAAGGTTATATAAATAAAACTTATAATATAAACCTTACTTCTCTTAGAGTTGATTCAGAAAGAACACTCACTTCTGCAATTGGAGAAATAGTTGATGAATTAAAGTCCCAAGAAGCTAGCGAGTTTGGATCTCCTATTTCAATATCAAAAGGAATAACTAAAGACGGGAATAATGCCACCCTTACTATAAAGTTCACTACAGACCCTACCAACCAAGATGACTATAGCTCTTACAGTGGTAGTGAAGCTAAAGAGGGTAAGTTCACAAACTTTACTTTAAATATAGAATATAAAGGTAACGGTAAGAATGATCACGATAAATTCATAAACACTAAAGATGTCTGGGTTAGGGAGCAGAAATTAAATCAGTTAAGAATACAAAGATTATTTCACCCCACAAAACCTATTTATGAAAAGTCCCGAAGCACTAACTTTAGAAAGAGTGAGGGAATGATTTCAGAGTCTATTGTCTTTACAACAGATGACTCCTACAAAGAAAGAGATGATGGTTTACTGAAGCTTAAAAAAACTTTGTCTAAGACACATCAGATTGTTAGAATAGAAAAGGTGCTTGATCTTTCTGCCCTTAAGGAAGGGGCGGTTATCAACAGTGGTGGTTTATTAACTGTTGGTCAGGCAAGCGTAACAGCTTCAGCTACAGCAACACAGACAGATGGTATATATAAAGTTAAAGAATCTTTAGAAGCCGCAACAGAAGAATTAAATGAATTTATAGGGGAAGATAAATTATATATGCAAAGCGACACCATATCTATGACTTTGGGAGATGGTGTAGCTCAAAGGAATTTAAATTATTTATTTATATCTGAAACATAATGTCAGAAACAGTAACATATGGTGGGACTTATGTATTTCCCCCAAGTGAAACACCTCTCGTTGGCAGGGGTGTTTCTCCTGTTTATATTAATGGGAGAATTGACCATAATGTAGAGACTGTAGAGCTTGTTGGGTTTATAACTGGAGAGAATCTTAGCGGTTTGCATTTGCAAAAAATGCAAATGATTAGTGGTTTGCTCCCAGAGTTCAAAGCTTTATCAATTACAAATGATGCTGGTCTGGAAATTTATAATTTTGCTCAACCAGAAAATCTTTCTTTTCAAGACTCAGATTTAACAACAATACTTCCTTATAATGTATCCTTCCGTTGTTATAAGGATAAATCGTTTTCTAGTTATTTCGGAGTATCAAACCCTGTTGATAACTGGTCATTCAAAGAGAATGATGGAAGGATAACAAACGCTACTCATACAGTTTCTGCTGTCGGTGTGAAAACCAGCACTGCTCACCCGTTAATGAATGCTAAAAGTTTTGTTGATGGGAGAATAACTTCAGGATTTAGAGATTTAAGTTTATTCCAAACTGGAGTAACTGGTTTCTTGACCAGCAGAACTGAGAACATAGATAAGTCTGCCTCTCAATATGGTATCACTGAGGTTTATTCTTATAACACATCAGAAAGGCCAGTAACTGATTCAGGCATATTTAAATCAAACACTAGAATTGGTTATGATAAACAAGGTGGTTTAAGTGTTACTGTTGATGCCACGCTTCAAGGAAGATTTGATGCCAATAAAGATGGCGTGGGATTATTACATACAGGTATTATAACTGAAGAGCAAGCTACAGATATAGCAATAAATGCAGTGGTTTCTTCCTTGTCCGATTATGAGAGTGGATTATACACATTTATTGAAAGGGGTCCAAAAAGAACAAATTACACTGTAGACACAGGAAAGAATGAAATTAAATGGAATTGGACTTTTGAAGATCCTGAGAACGTAGATCAAGTTGATAATGTTCTACATACAAAGTCAGCAACCGTAAATGCTACAAAAGATAACTCTACTATATCTGTTGCCATAAATGGAGAGTTAACTTACAACTCTCCCTTTGATGTTATAGGGGGAACTGGAGACGCAGCAACGGGAGCTAGGTTTAGGGCGGTTGACGCAAGATATAGTGGCATAATAGAAAACTCTGGATTTTTAAATTTGGCTACAGAGGCTTTACAGGATTTTCGAGCAGATGCCACAGGTTACAGAATAAGTGGTAGTTATTTAAATCAGGAACCGACTGCTAGATCTATCAATAAATCTCCTGCTGATAGTAAGATATCATACTCTGTAACATTCGATAACAAGATTGATTTATCCTCAGGAACCTTGTCTGGATTAAGAGTTAGCATAAATGATAAAAAACCCATATCTCTTACTGGTGTTGTCCCGAGTATAGGGGGTTTTGCCACTCAAGAACAAATGCGAAGAACTGCTGGAGAATATCAAGTATCCGCTACATGTGAGGCAGATACTGGCACTTTACAACAATTAAAAGATGTTATTAGTGGACACATGACGGGAATCTATACTTTTTCTGAATCAAGTAGTGTAGATGAGACAACTCTTTCATATAATACTAGTAGATATTATTAAACATGAGCCAAGATTCTTTACTCTTCTCTATAAACAGATCCTATGGTAGTAACGATAGGTTGCTTGTTTATTATGATTTCTCTGGTTTAAATCAGGGAGATAGGGATGTTGGTTCCATCGGCATAGGGGGCGGGTATTTTGATGCGCTTATTGAAAATTGCGATCCCGCATCTAACACTGGGATATTCAGTGGGCAGGTCTTGGATTCCTCAAGCCTCTCGATTGCTGGGGCGAAGCAGTTTGCGACTGGTCAGTTTATATTAGATAATCAAGCAAAACTGTTTAAATCGAACATCAAGGTAACTACTCAACCCAACACTTTAAATTATTCTGATGCGAGTGTTTTGTTTGATTTCGAATTTGCTGAAGATGTTTCTGATTGTGTTTTATTTGGCTCTCTTGAGAAAACTTCTGAGACTGTAAACGAAGAAGTCATTACTGGAGCGAAAGGTTATAATTTTGGTATTACAGCTAGAGGGAAGCCTTTTTACCAAGGTTTTGATAAAAAGGGAGATTTTATACATACCGCTGATTCTATAGAATTATCCAAAAGAAATATTTTAGGATTTTCTGTTGGAGCAAATACCTTATCCATAACTAGGGTTGATCTTTTAAACAGTCTTGTGGATACAGAAGACTTTCATTTAGATACTTCTTTTATCGGCAACAATACAGAATTTTTCATAGGAGGAAGTGAGCAATACTTTAGAGGATCTCCAATGGACGGAAGCTTTAAGACCTCTACCGCTAAAGTTAATTCTTTCTGTTTATTCTCTGGTGTTCTGCCTCCTTCTGTTATGCATAGCATGGCAAGCGGCATGGTTGGAGATTATTTTGGAGGTTCATCTACCCCTGTGTTTGAAAAAAGACTAACTGGGTATAATCAAACAATTACCTATAAGACAGGTATAACAGGTTATGATTATGATGTTACAGGGTCGATTAATATATCTACAGGTAGGTATATGTTGACTGGAAGTTACTTCGGAGCCTCTTCTGTAAACACTGGTGAGGGAGATAGGTTTTTTGAATACAATCTTTTTGAGGAAAGTGGAGTAAGAACTTTTTATAAAAGAGAAATCGGTTTTTTGAAATCTGATTCTGGATATCAATACTTGCCAACAGGAGAGGGGGCTTTTGATACCTTAGGTCTTCAAAATGTTGATGGTGCAGTTTCAGAATATATAGAACAACAAGGTATATCAGGAGCGCAAACCACCATAGTCCAATTATTTGGTTCTAGGATGCAGACAGGACTTTTATCAGGTATAAGTGGCATTCTCCAAGAGCCTGTTTATGAACAAGTTATAGCGTCAACAAATATAATTGATTCTGGAATAAATATGGGGGCAAGTGGGGAATTATTTAAGAAGGATTTCATTTTTTGGTTAGGAGAAAGAGTATGATTTACGATTCTGTCATATCAACTGGAGACACAACTATTTCTGGATGCAGGTTATCAGAAATAGGCACTGATACATATAATACAACAAACTTAACTCCCGCTGGGACAGCAAACTCATACTCTTACAATAGGAATATAAGCACAGGCCAATTAGAAATTAAGCTTTCTGTCAACTCTCAAACTTTCTTGCATGAGATTCCATCTACTGGAGAAACTGCGAATGAAAAAGTTTTTCAGCTAACTGGTGCTGGACAATTTTTCACAAAAACAGAACAAGATTCTTCTCTGGAAAGAGCTAAATTAAATTTTGTTCCATCTACTTTAACAAGGGCTACTGATAAGCTTTTATACAATATAGAAACTGGGGGTATATTTGCTGGAACTGGAGATCTAGGCAATTCCTTAAAGACGGGTATATTAGCTCAATATCAAGATAAGTTTTTTACTGATTTTGATTATTTTTTAAATGGGCAGAAAGTTTATTCTGGTAGGGGTGTTGCATTACCCGCAGGAGTTGGGGGGAGTTCTTTTAAGCCTTCTTTCGGGACGGTTGAAGGAGGAGTGGTCACAAATGATAATAAAAATCAATTTAAATACACTGCATACAAGAAAAGACCTAGAGTTCTCTCATTAACTGGAGAGTCGCCAGATGTTTATGGGCATCCATTTATCGAAAAAAGGACTAATCACTATATAAATGGCATGGAACAGCCTCAAAGTAGTTATCTGGAGCTATATACAGGTGTAACTATTATTGAATCAGGAATCAGTGCCATGACAAGCGGAGGAATAGATGGAACTGGTTACCACTATATAACATTGTAATGGAAGCTATAACAAAAGTAGATTTAAACTTTACTAACCAAAGTGCTGGTCAAACAGCACAGGTTACTACTGTTGACAATGTTAAAAATTTAGACGGAACAAATTTAGGTTCTGTTATTGGGGAAGCAGGAGAAGTTAATAGCTTTTCCAATCCTGATGTGAATCGTTTGTTGAACAGGTTTGTTTGCACCTCTATAACAAAAACAAGGGATGCTGTAAAGGAGACTACAACTAGAAATTACAAAGACAAAACAAGCCTTAGGCTTAAGTCTCAAATGCTTTTAGTTAGAGGGCAAAATTGTTCACCCAGAGCAAATGCTAGGGAGTTAGATTATGATTTTTGGTTTCCTCATTTTAACGAGGTTAAAGGATCTCCCATAGATTCTTTCCCAGTTTTAGAGCCAATGAGAACTAAGACTGAAGACGGTTCCGATGGTTCAGTTATAGTTGCGGGTAAAATTTATAATATAGAATCTGCTACACAGTGGACTGGTAAGAGGTGTTCTCTTGTTTTTAATAATAAAGATATAGTGGAAGATCTATCTTTAAATTTAGATTGGGTAAGTCCACATTATCAAAATAATCCAGATTTAGCTCAATTTAGTCTCAAGCTTGGATATACATTGGAAGACTTTAAAAAGGTAATGGATATAGCTAAAGTCGATATAGAAGGTTTGCCTACTGATGCAGAGGGTGCTGACAGAGTTCTTTTTAATACATCTGGAACTTTAGATCAGGTTTTAAGCGCAATAGCCGCTTACTTTGGTTATTTTTGGTTCATAGATCCTGAAACTGGAGTTGTTAAGTTTGCTAATACCGAAACTGTTTCTCAAGAAGAGTTAGACGATTATACTGGGGAAAAGGGAGAGAATGACGAGAAGCTAACAACTGCAAGTTTCACAAGAAGTTTAGAAACCGCAAAAGTTGTAAATGTTTATACAGGAAGCACCGAAAAGCCAGAAAAGCAGGGGGGCGAACAATCAAAGAAAGATGACGATAAGCCCAGAAGAATGTTTTTCAAAAGAGTTTACTTTGAAAGGAATAAAGCATTTAGGGGTATTTTGGGGTTTGCTGAAATAGGTGCTTTTTTTGCATTATTTAATCAGGAGGAAAGTCAGGAGGTCTTTGATTTATATACCTATCTTTTAATTTATGGTAATACAAATTTTACTATAAAAAAAGCTGGTGTTAAAGAAGAACAAAAATCATTTTTTGAGAAAGTAATAGATTTTAAATTTGATCTTGAAGAGCTATATGATTATGAGCCTTCCAATGGTCAAACGTGGGCTATTTATAAGACTGACGCTATGGCAGATGCTGCGGCAGCGGCTAGAGCCGTTGGGGACACTGAAGAAATGGGGTGGATGTTTTCAAATAAAAAGAATGCAGAAAGGAAGGAGAAAAAAAATAAAACACAGCTTAAAGGTTTTGACCGAGTAAAAGATAATTTTAAATATAAAAGACTAAATTATAATTTCGAGGCTCATCTCGGCAGGGGGGGAATTGGCAAGCCTATGCCTCGGCCATCTAAGTCAAAGCTTTATGAATACTTGAAGGTATATTTCGCAATGGCTGGAGGTGTTTATATTTCGAATGGATATGGACAATATAAGGCAGAAAGGACGGAGTTCCAAAACACCAACGACATTACGGTATTGGGTCCGTATAAACCTGATGAAAAAATCAGGGATATTAAGGATTTGTCTACTTTAAATGATTTCCTTCAAATGATTACTCAGCTTGCTAATAATAATGCAAACGCTGTTACTAATGTTACAATTAGAGATCTAGCAGAATCATCTAATGGTGAAGCAGTTATACCAGAAAACGTAACAAACATGATGTTTTTTGTAGCTCTTAGAACTATACCTAAGCTAGAAAAGAAAAATGCTCCTGATAAGGATAAAGACGATGCTGATCAACCAGTGGATTTTACTTGGTTAGAAAAATATGTTGAAATAGCATCTAACTTTAATGGTCAAAAAGGGAGAGCTTTATTTATCGGAGGGCCATCTAGAGACGAAAACGGCAATCCTCTTGATTTTATGGGTCTTCTAGGTGCATGTGTTTTTGATTCCATAAGGAAATATCTTGCAATAACCAAACAAAAGAAAAGTATTGGTTTGAAATACTTAAGGAGTAAGACTAGAGTAAAAAAACAAGGAGAAGAAGATGAAGAGGAGGAGGATAACCAGCTTTCTGGAGGAGGAGAGGATGGTCAGAGAATGGCAGATCTTCTTGATAAAGTTGATAGGAAATCATTCGCTGTTGTCCAGCCTAAGTGGGACATATTAAACACTCTTACTTTGGCTAGCAGAAGCGGTTCCACTTTAGAAATGAATATGCTTAGAGATTTGAGAGGGGATTATGATGCAAGTGAAGATAAGCCTACATCATCAAGTAGATCTATCTATGGATTAGATATACCTAATTTGTCTGATAACTTAAAAATTAATAGCTTGAGCCTTTCTGTCGGTGCAGATGGAATAACTACAACTATAAGTGAATCTAGCGTTAAGCTGATACCGCCAGATCAGCAATTAATGCTAAATGATGCCCAAGAAGCTTTGAGCCTAAGAGACAATACTCCTCGTCAATATTCTGCGTCACAAAGAAACTTCTTTGGATTATGATTTTTTGCAGATTGCTATAAGCTTCCTGCACTCTTTGGCTGGGATATCGTCATAAGACTTCCAATTTGCCGCTTCCTCATTTTTGTAGATTTCTTCCTTCCAGAACGTCCTCAGAAGCGATTTGAAGTCATCGAAGGACTTTACCCCATTATCCTCGTCTAAAGCCTTCTGGAGCGTTCCTGCTGGCGTTAATGGGAGCATGGCAGAGTCACTAGAAGCATCATATTCCACGGTGTTGGAATTATTAGCTCCTTTTGACTTGTCAATCTCATCTGCACCCACAATGTGGATATTTAGATAATTACGCACACAACGGACAAAAGCACGATTACAGGCTATTGTTTCTAGGAATTTAGCACAGAAATTGTCTGTATTTGCAAGAGTGGCATTAGCTACATCTGTGTAGCGGGAGCTAATACCTCCAAATGAACACTCATAATTTTCTATCCAGTCTATCTGGCATTTTGCAGTAACGTAACCATCTGAGATATTATCTACTTTGAAATCAATGGTGTGATAGCCTCTCATTTTAGCTAGCTCTTTGATGCCTCCAAGCATGATGAGAAGCTGTTTATCAGAGAGACCTTCAACAGAAGTAGGGACATCTTTCTTCCTAGATGCAAACCAATCTTTATTAGGGTAGAGAAACTCTTCCTTGATCATGGCTCTCCAGTTGACAGAGCCGTCCTCGTTAAATTCATAGTCTACATTTTCAAGCAGTCCATGCTCGTTACGCTTGTAAACATCTGGTCCGTAGATCTTTTTCTCACTCATCTTCTTCAGTATAAACCATAAAGAACTCTAAGTCAATATAAAAATGATCTGAATTTTTTCGGTCATTTAAATCATAGAAACTATCATAAACCTTATTGCCACAAACAACTTTCTTCCCGCTTTTTATTTTAATTCCATTTAAATTATCCATCTTAGACTTTTCTTTATTGTGCTTAATTAAGTCTTTAAGATTTAAATAATTTATTAAATAATCAAAATTTTTCTTTCTTTCTGTAGAAAGGTTTTCTCCTGAGGTGCAAACTAGAGCATGAGGTATACCTGAGGATTTTAAAGCCGCAAGGAAGTCTGAATCAAATTCTTCAGATTTATAGACTATCTTTTTAATTTTACCTGAAGACAAAAAGCCTAGTTGTATGGGCTTTGATATTGTTACTTCCACTTCATTGTTATTTAAAATTCCAGCTAAAACAGATTCGTTATGACAATAATCCATTCTTACATCAATAAGCTGAGAAGAGATATCTGTTTTTTGAGATGGGACGACTTCTACAAAGCTTGATTTGTAGTTCGATCCAATAAAAAGTGTTTTGTGTTTTATTGTTTTATCAATGTTTAATACATCAAGCACAGCTTGAGCTATTTGCTCAGGTTTAATAAAATTAATTGTTTTGGGGTGTTCCTCTAAGGAAAAAGACGGCTTCCTTCCTCCTCTATCCGATTCGATAGTTATAGCCTTAGACTTATCATTCCACAAGGGTTCGCAGGTAGATGCGTAAGTGTGTGCATAAATTCCAACCACAGGTCTGTCTAAAGCTGAAGCTATGTGTATAGGGACGCTATCAATACCCACATGAGCTAGGGCATTTTCAATGATGTGGGCAGATTGTTTTAAGGTGCTTGTAGGTAAATGTTGATCAACTCCATCAATTGTCTGTTCTCCATAAGCTCCAATTTGAATTATCTTTATGTCTCCTAAATTGGGTTTAAGCAAACTAATGACATCATCCCACATATCATATTCTTTAGCTTGAACTTTTTTATCGTTGTGGATTGTTATGTATTTTTCGTGAACTACTGGATAATAGTGAGGCTTAAGAATCGGCTTACCGATTTTAACTCCGCAAGATTTTGCATATTCTTCTGCTAAATGGCTCATCTTAATTCAAATTGAGTTTTATCTTTTCCGTTATGAAGATAATTTAAGTGTTTCTGAGTTCCTATACTTGGTAGAAAAGCCATTTCAAAATATCCCTTGTGGTCTGATCTTCCTTCAAGGAAAAGCAAATTTTCTATGTTGGGTTGATAAGCTAAAATTTTATGAACACTAGGGTTATCTTCTATCATTTGATAGAATTGTGGTTTTGTAAAAACATAAATATTTTTTTCTGGGTATAGAGACTTTAGGTTTTCCATTAAAGAATTTAAAATTAAAACATCACCCGCAGATTCGGGTAAAACGACAGCAATTCTATTGCTTGGTCCCTCGTCATCCAAGACATCATCAATAGACAGCATTTGTTGTTCTTTTTTCTCTTCTTCTTTTGATACTGGTTTTTTAAGATCTAATAAAATTTTCTTTAGCTTTGCAGTTATGGTTTCGACTGAAAATTTATTTTTAACATATTTAATTGCGTTGTTAGCTAGAATATATTTATCAGTTTCCTCCATGTGATATACTTTTTCTAATTTGCGACATATATCATCAGGGCATGTAGATGCTTTAATAAATTGTGTTTGAGGTTCTCTGTATTCATTCCAGCTTAAAGGAATTCCTCCTTGATGTTCATAACAAGAATCTGTGCCACAGGAATATTCTGTGACTAATGTTATTAATCCAGCAGCCTTTGCCTCTTGAATTGGTAATTCCTGTCCTCCACTTGTAAATGGATGGCAATAAACATCCATGCAATTGTAAATTTCATTTAACTCTTTTTCACCCACGCCCTTGGCGCTTGTTTTTGTTTTGAAAGATTTTTCTTTGTTACATCTTGGACAGGTTTTGTCTTCTCCTTGATAGTGTCCTACAGCATAAAAATCACAAGAATGACAAACGTAAGTAGCTAAAACATCTTCTTTGTTTAATTTCATCTCGTCTACATATCTGGGTATATCCCATCCCCTCTCGCCCCAGTCTGTATGTAGAAGTAATTTAGTTTTTATGTTGGGGTTTCTTTCTTTAAATTTCTTAAAACCCTGTAAGAGATTGGGGACTGATTTCCTTAATTGGTTTTTAAAAACATAACCAATAACATAATCATCATCCAGCCCATATCTTTTCCTTATTTCTTTTCTATTTTCAAGCGGTTTGAAATTACTGTAGTCAACTGCTCCGTGCAATGTTTCTACATTTTTGTGACCTAGTTCTTTCATTGCCTTTTCCGCAAAGGATGCCCACACTAGCATTTTGTCACAGTGTGGTTCCATCTGCCTAGCTTGATCAAGAATTGGCAAACTATCTAAAGTTGTCCAAAGAACTTTATTTATTTTATTCCACCAAGGTTTATTTGTATACTCTGAAAAAGCCCAAATATCCTCTACCCCTAGATATATATCTGGCTTACATTTTTCAATAATTTCGTCAATGGTATAAAAACCGTAAGAAGCCATCCTTTCCTTTGTTTGGTCTCCTTGAATAGCTTGTATTACATTTGGGTCTGTTGGACTCGTCCCATAAGATTGCCAAGGCGTTAATAGGTCGGCTCCAAGCTTCGCTCCATTTCCTGCTTCTATAACCTCTATATCAGGGTCATCATTCAGGGCCAAAAGAATATTTCTGGCGTTTTTACCAAAACCCGTAACTAGGCGGCTGTGGTTTGAGTGAACTAAAACTTTTAGTTTTTTAGAACGGGACATCTGAATCTTCTATTTCTGAAGTTTCCTCTTTTGGAGTCTGCTGGGTTGGTTTGGAGGATTGGTAAGAGTCTGCCACAACAAAAGATTCTAAAATGTATTTTTTGAGTAGTTCTGATAAAACCTCTGTTTCTCCTGCTTCAAGAGGCAGTTTATAGACCTGAGATGAATTCCTGCTAACGCTTATGCCGAAGGCTGGAGTTTCGTGCCACTCATCTCCGTCTTTACCCATGATTTTTCTTTTTTTATCCCAAGGTGTAAATTTTATAATTGTTGTGTCTTCATTGTTTCTGTGAAAAGCAACAAAAGGTATCCTCGTTTTAAAAGAGGATAAAATTTCACCAGCCTCGTTAGCGGAGAGTTTAATTGTGCCTGATTTTTCAGGGTTTTTGGCATTTTCCTTAAAGGAACCGCTTTTAGTCTTATCATTCCAGCTATGTTGCTGGATCATTGATACATACATAACAGCATTGCCTTTCTTGTCTTTAGCTAGGTCAAAGCTGAAAGCTGCCCCTGTATTTTTAGAGTTTGGCTTATAAAGAGTAAATTTCATTGAATTCGTGTAATCTATTAAAGATAATCTATTGTAGTATGTCCTTTAATAAAATTCAACCTGAACAGATGCAGTTAGCCACTTTTTTTAGTGATTCTGGAGATGTGAATGTTACTCAGACTGATACTGGCATAATTCTCAATGTTTCTAGGGGAATGACGGGGAATTTCAATTTTAGTGGACAACTTAAAAGCAATACTAAGACTGTTCTTGCGATGCCAGATGTTGGCACAAATAAGTTCACTGTAGCCAGTGGTAATATACTATTGGCTGGATCAAATACTGAACTGGCAGGTTTTTCAGATCACAGTAAAGACAATTTAGCTTTAAGAGCAGATGGTTGCGATGTTAGTGGACAAAATAATCTTATAGTTTTAGGTAACAATGTAGACTTTACCACTGGAAGTCAATCAAATGTGGCTGTCGCTGGTAGAAATGTAACTTTTACAAATGAGGCTACTGGTTCAGTTGTAATAAAGGATAATAAAACGACCCTACAAAGCGTGAATAGGTCTGATGCTTTGTTTGTAAACTTCAACTCAGGTCATTATTTTGAAGGAGGTCAAACCTTCTTTAATAGTAGTGCTAGTTTCAATTCCTCTGGAATTATATCAGGCTCGCTAGAAGTTCATGGTAGTGGTTTTCTGACTGGCCAAGAGATAGTTACTAAACACTATCTAACTGGATCTTTTGTTAATAATTATGCAGACCAAGATATTGAGGCTACTAAAAGATTTCAAACAGGGTTCCAACTCCCCGAGTGGTTAGGAAACCAATCTCAGGCTGGACCTGCTCAGGCTCCAGCCACAGGAGCTTTAGCTATATCGGGAGACACCCTTCTTGTTTATAAAGGCAACGCCGTTTGGAGGGGAATTGCTATATCGGGAGCAACTCCTTAATCTGTAAAGTCAATCTTTAGACCTTTATTTTCGAAAGACTTCTTTTTATCTGCGACATGTTTTTTGCCCACTCTCTTTTCATAATCGTCAAAAAGTTTTCTTTTTAATGGGTCTTCCCCTCCTCTTGCTGCCGCTCTTTTTTCACTAAGCTCAGAAGAATAATCCATCATGTCTCCGAAAGTCCCTTTCATATTTGCTGTTTTCTGTAAAAAAGCGTTACTATCAAAAGGGTTGTCGTCAGAAGAAATCGCCATGTTTGGGCTAAGAAATACTCTTTGCCATTCTACTCCGTCTTTAGAAAAAGTATGAGGGTCGTTCATGCCCTGAACGACCTCCTCATATAATTCTTCTTCGGGGTGTTTGTAAACGTATATTGGCACTATTTAAGCTCAATTGTTCTTTTCTCGCTTACACATTTTTTGGGCATAGTTACCGTTAGTAATCCATTTTCTGTGTCGCAAGAGATGTCAGCAACGGATACTGCTCCATATAAATTTAATTTAAAATCCCTTTGGCGCTTATCATTTTTTGCTTTAATGATCAGATTATCATTAGTTGCTGTAATTTCGATGTCTTCTTTAGAGAAGCCAGCAAGTTCAAACTCTGCGGTGTATACGTCTCCGCAGTCTTTTACATCTGCTTGCTTAGTTGTTCCAAATGCATCAAAAAAATTATCCAATAAATGTGTGTTTAATTTATAGTTCATAATGTTATATTATATATCATTAAGTGTGCCAATTCAAGAATCACTGTAAATACAGTCTAAAATTGCATCTACGGTTTTAGAATATGTAAATTTGTCCCGCAGTTTTGTCCCTTCTGTGTTCTTTTGTCCTACTTTTTCTACAGCCCTATCAAAAGATTTCAAAATATCATCCCCATTGAGTTTATAATATTCTCCTTGATTGAAGGGGTTACCTTCTTTAAAAAAGAAATTATCATAACAAGGTTGTTTGCCTACGGGGTCTACAAGTATAGAGTTTTCTTCGGTAGCCCAATCTTTGTGTGATGAGCAATTGCTAACTATGGACCATTTGCCTAAGGCTGTTGCATTGAAGGCGGGTAAGTTCCATCCTTCGCCGTTAGACAAGCCAGATAAGTCTATATCTATGGCATTCATAAACTCATTAACCTCAGAGTTTGTTTTAAGTCTGGGAATAAAGTTTACATTAGTCCAAGTTCTTCCCCTTAAAGATGATTGTATGGCTTCTCTCATTTGATCGTCATTTAAGAAGGGATTGGTAACCAGACAGGAAAGTTGGTATTTGGGGTCATTTCCAAATTTTTCTGTCCATAGCTGTATGAGTGCTTGCGTATTTTTCCTTCTTTCAAACTTGCCAATTAAACCAAAGTGAGTGACTCCGTTTAGTTTATAGTTATTTTCAGTTTCATGAAAATCAGGATCAAACCCAAGTGGTATATGCGATACATTCGAACATCCTTTATTTTTAAATGCGTCTGCGGCTTCAGAAGAGGAAAAGAAAACGTGTTTTTGTATATTAACAATATTTACTTCTTCTTCTGTAGGAGAATCGACTTCATAAAAAGTGTATAAATATTGATTCGGAAGAGCTTTTTCTGAGCCGTTCAAATGCCATACTTTCAGAGTTGGGGTTTCTGGAGAGAGTTTTTTTAATCTTGTCGCCGCAATGGTCGAAACCCATTTTTTAAAGTCTTCTGGAATTTTATCATAGGCTTCAAATTCTCCTTTATCCCCTATGGGAAAGAACCCTATATCCAGATCTTTTTCTTTTAGTTCTCTTAAAAAGTTTACCGTTACATTGCCTAAGCTAAGGCCATTAATAGGGCCATCAAAATTTAATTTTTTCATTATCAATTTTATTGCTGAACTCTTGTATTGCCTTGTTATGTATGTTAATACATCCTTGAGCAGAAAGATTTATTTTCTTTGCTACTTCTTTCCAAGGTTTAAGCTTACCTCTTCTGCCACAAAAATACCTCTCATGAAAGATTGTTTTAAGTCTTTTATCTTTGTGTTTATTAATGAGATTCAATATTCTATTAAAAGAATCATTTGTTTTGCATGATTCATCAGGAGTTGAATTCTCATCTTTTTGGAAAAATTGTATTTCTTCGAAATTACCACAGATTTTACTATTTTTATTTTTAGTTTTCTGTGTCAAACACATATACTTGGTCTTGTTCGCCAAGTGAGTAGAGAATTTAGCTTTTTCAGGCTTGTATTCCAAAGCAGCTTTGTAGATGACATAATCCTTTTCTCTCATTATGTCTAGCACTTGGTTTTGTGTCAAACAGTGACCTCCGAACTTTTTAAGCATATCCACGTATATCCCTGAGTGCCTAGATATTAGCTCATTTAAGGCACTTTCATCATTATCGCTTTTTATTTTTTCGGTTAAAGCGAGGTCTGTCAGATCTTCAATCAAATTTCTTTAGTAATATAAGCAGAACACCAAGATTTATCCAATTTAATTTTTTTCTTGACAGTTTAATTTCCCCAAATACAATTGATTTATCCGCGTAAGGGATACGAACGTAACGGATACGAATTAAATTAATATTCAATACGTTACTCACTACGTTCATATTAATTTAATGCCTTCGGCACTTTTTTAGGAAAAAGGTATTGACCCATTTCTTGGCCCCCTCTAACGTGTGTAACTTTACGAGATGATTTTTGAAGAACAAGTAGCAAGGAAGCCCGATCATTACCCTTGGGCGCAGGAGTTTATTGAGGCAATGCATAATGGTTTTTGGACAGATAAAGAGTTTAGTTTTACCAGTGATGTTCAAGACTTTAACGTAAATTTAAACGATACAGAAAAAGAGATTATAATCAGGACTCTTTCTGCTATCGGCCAAATTGAAGTAGCTGTTAAGAAGTTTTGGAGTAAACTTGGTGATAATCTGCCACACCCAAGTTTAACGGATCTTGGTTATGTTATGGCGAATGTTGAAGTTATACACAATAACGCATATGAAAGACTTCTTAAGGTGTTAGGATTAGAGGATATTTTTGAGGAGAATTTAAAATTAGATTTTATTGAGGGTCGTGTTAATTACCTAAGAAAATATAATCATCGGTTTTACAAAGACTCCAAAAAACAATATGTTTATTCTATTATTCTTTTTACCTTGTTTGTAGAGAATGTTTCTTTATTTTCACAATTCTATATTATTAATTGGTTTAACAGATACAAGAATGTTTTAAAGGATACTGGACAACAAGTTAAATATACTAGAAATGAGGAGAACATTCATGCTCTAGCTGGTATTAAAATCATCAATACTATTAGAGAAGAATATCCAGATCTTTTTGATAAAGAGTTAGAGGACAGAATTTTGCATGAAGCTAAATGCGCTTATGTAGCAGAAAGTAAGATAGTAGACTGGATGGTTAACGGGTATGATGAAAAAGGTCTCAGCGCCTCCATTTTAAAAGAATTTATAAAGAATCGCATTAATGAATCGCTAGAACAAATTGGATTCTCTGAAGCTTTTGATGTTGACAAACAGCTTTTAGTAAATACAATTTGGTTTGAAGAGGAACTTTTAGGCAATAACGCCACTGATTTTTTCCACACACGACCTGTGGAATATGCTAAAAATTCCCAAACATTTGACGCTGACGATTTATTTTAATGATAGAGATACAAAAAAAATATGATGAGTATAATTTAGATTCTTGCTCAGTTCCAACCGACGATGGATGGATATTTGAGATGTGCTTAAATTATGTAAAGCCTAAAAATATTTTAGAAATAGGCTTTTATAGAGGGGGTAGTGCTTTTATAATGTTGTCTCTAGACAAACATGTTAAGCTTACATCTGTTGACCCAGTAAAAAATGATACTTCTGACATAGAAGGTATTACAGATTTTTCAAAAGAAGAAAAAGCTATCGACTTAATGAGTCGCGATTTTGAAGACAGGTTTACTTTTATAAGAAAAAAATCTCAAGATGTAAGGGGTGATTTACAAGGTCAAAATTTTGATTTTATGTATATTGACGGGGATCACTGGGAAAAGGGAATAAGAAATGATTTCCAATTAGCCTTAGATCTGAAAATTAAATACGCTCTTGTAGACGATTGGGTTCAGCCTCAATATGGACCCAAATCAGTTCCAACGATTTGGAATGAAGAATTTTCTGATAAATTAAAAATAAAAACAGCTTTCTACAGAAAGGATATGTTTCAAGGCAGTCATATCCCAATGATTTTAGTAGAAAACACTACAATATAAAATGAAAGATTATTATTGGCTAAACGAAGATTCTAAACAATTTCTTGAAAGAGGTTATCTACAAAAAGGAGAAAGCCCCAAGAAAAGAGTCAGAGCTATTGCAGAAGCTGCTGAAAAATATTTAAGGCAAAGTGGGTTTGCTGATAAGTTTGAGGATTACATGAAGAGAGGATTTTATTCTCTTGCAAGTCCAGTGTGGTCTAACTTTGGTAAAGACAGAGGTCTTCCAATATCTTGTAACGGAGTATACATTGATGATAAAATGGATTCTATTCTCCGCAAACAAGCAGAGGTAGGGATGCAAACAAAACACGGCTCAGGAACTTCGGGATATTTTGGAGATCTTAGGGGAAGAGGAGTTCCAATTAGTGTCGGGGGAGTTTCCGCTGGAGCAGTATATTTTATGGAACTTTTTGACAAAGTTGCAGCTATTGTATCGCAAGGGCATGTAAGAAGAGGTTCTTTCGCAGCTTACCTTCCTGTAGATCATCCTGATATTGAGGAGTTTTTAAGAATAAGAAGTGAAGGCAATCCAATTCAAGAAATGTCTTTTGCTGTTTGTATTGACGACAAATGGATGCAATCAATGGTAGAAGGAGACAAGGATAAAAGAAAAGTTTGGGCTAATATTATAAAGAAAAGGTTTGAGACTGGATACCCTTACATTTTTTTCACAGATAATGCCAATAATAACGCTCCTCAAGCATATAAAGACAAGGGTCTTAAAATTCATGCATCCAATCTTTGTAGCGAGATTGCCTTACATTCATCAGAAGATGAATCTTTTGTTTGTTGTTTATCTTCCCTGAACTTACTTAGATGGGATGAAATTAAAGAGACAGATGCCGTAGAAACACTTGTTTGGTTTCTTGACGCAGTTATGGAGGAATATATCTACAAAACAGAAAATATTCCATTCATGAAATCTTGTCACAACTTCGCTAAAAGACAAAGAGCATTAGGTCTTGGTGTTTTGGGTTGGCATTCTTTATTACAATCTAAGAGTATTGCGTTTGAGGGCTTAGAAGCACAGTTTTTAAATGCAGAAATACACAACATCATAAGAGAGCGTTGTGATAGAGCTACTTCAAAATTAGCAGAAGAGTTTGGAGAGCCAGAGCATCTACGTGGCTATGGTAGACGCAATATGACCACTATGGCGATTGCTCCTACTACATCTAGTTCATTTATTCTTGGTCAAGTTTCCCCATCTATAGAACCATTAAATAGTAATTATTTTACCAAAGATTTAGCCAAGGGTAAATTCACATATAAAAATCCACACTTGGAAGAACTTCTAGAAGAAAAAGGAAAAAATAATGCGACTACTTGGAAATCCATCCTTGTAAAAGGAGGGTCAGTTCAGCACTTAGATTTCTTATCAGATCATGAAAAAAATGTATTTAAAACATTTGGTGAAATCTCGCAGAAAGAAATAGTTATTCAAGCGGGACAAAGACAGAAATATATTGACCAAGGGCAAAGCTTAAATGTAATGATCTCACCTAAATGTCCCCCGAAACAAGTAAGTGAATTACTTATTTTTGGCTGGGAGCAAGGAGTTAAGAGCTTTTATTATCAGAGAAGTGCAAACCCTAGCCAAGAATTAGCTAGATCTATATTAAATTGTTCATCTTGTGAGGGCTAGTTCCATTTTGTAAACTTTGTGTGTAGAAAGTCATACTATGACCGACCTGCCCACCATAAACAATGACGAAGAAGTCGATAATTCCCCTGTTGATTTTGAGACTGATGAGACTCTTGCCTATATATTAGGACGCATCAGCGAAGATATTGTTGAAGATTAGTTGAAAACAACTGCTACTAATCTTACAATAAGACAGGTCGAGGATTTACTTCCTTGAGGTCATAGTAGACCTCTGGGTCTTACTCTTAGGCCCAGAGGTTTTATGTCTACATTCCCCTTAAATCTTATTGTTTTTAGCACCACTATGGGTCATGGTGGCAAGCACACCTATAAAGAAGTAATCGAAAGACTTTTAGGCCAAATGGATGCTTGTTTATTTGCTAACAAAGTTCTTCATCTTAAAAGTAGAGAAGGGGAAGCTGAGACAGCCGATGAAATAAAATCTTTTTGCTCTGACTTTGATATCAGGGTTATAGAAACAAAAGAAGAGGTTGTTCACCATTCTGAAAATCACCTCTCTCACTCTGCGGGATATTTTAAAGACATTTATAAAGCATATTCAGATAAAGAAATTAGAAAACAAAAATATTCTTTATGGCTTGAAGATGATTGGCTATTTAAATCTAAGTTAGATTTAGAGAGAGTATTCCAAGAGAGTATAAGCTTTTTAGATAACAACCCAGACCAGTTGTGTGTTAGATTCAACGGGGCTAGCGACTTCGGAGAACCTGAGGGTAATTATTTAGTTGAGAACGATAATATTTATACTCAAGCAATTAACTACAGCCAGTATGGTCCAACATTTACCTTCCAACCCAATCTAAGTAGAACGAATGAAATATTTATTGCTTGGAAGGCGGCTCAGAATTATTTAGATAAACTCGGTTCATATCATTGCGAGTTGATGTCAGGAGACCTCTTAAAAAATATGACTAATTCTCAAACTCCGTTTTCTTTTTTCAATACTAACAAAGTTTATGCAGAGCACATAGGATGAGATTATGGCTTATAGGAATAACCACAGAAGGGCATGAAAAAGATCTTCGTGAATTAATAGATCCGATTAAGGGGGATTTTGATGGGTTGATATGGACTTTTCATTATCCCTTAGATTCTGGTTATGATTATTTATGCTCAGTAAAAGGTGACGGAGAAATAATTAAAACCAAATGGTGTAACAGGTTAGACTTCAGCAGAAATCATTGTTTATTTCAAGGGCCGATGAAGGTGGGCGATTGGTTTCTAACTATAGACACCCTAGAAAGACTGTCTCCAGAATTTACCAAAAACTTAAAATCTATTTGTCATCAACTTGAGCAAAACAATGTGGATGGTTGCTATTTATACAATAAAAGATTTTTATTTAAATTTAATGAACATACATCTTTTGTAAATAACCCACATGAGGGGATTATAGGCGCATCAAAATCCACAGATCTTTCTAAACTTGATTTTTGGGAGGAAAGATTTCAAAAAAATGTTAGAGAAGAGAGAAGGGAAGACCCCTACCATTTCGTATATCACAATTTTAAATATTATTTTTTCCCTCAAACCAATCATTTGGTTTTAGGGTTTGAAGACAACCCTGACCTCATAAGAAAAAGATATTCAAATAGAGAAAAACTTATGGAGGATATTTATCAACAAGGATACGATCCACTTGACATCAAGGCGGTCGAAGATTGTTTTAAAAATCATCTTACAGATGAAATGAAATCTTGTATAAACTTTGATAAGTTTCTTAACGACTGGTATAGATACGAAGTGTTGGGGGAAAAAGAGGGCATAATTAACAAACATGATTTTTCATTAATCAAACCAATATTCTAAATGATTTCTGTTTACACAACTGGCTTCAATTTAAGCAAAATCAATATAGATTTTGATGATGTTTTTTCAAATTGGTTTTGTTATGCTAATCAAATTGTTATAGCAACCTTTGAAGAGCAACGACAGGAAACTATAGATGTAATTTGCAAAAGCAAATTTTACGATAAGCACAAGATAGCAGTTATTCCTTTTGCTGTGGATATACAAAATGATATTTATTGGGAAGGAAAACTAAAAAACGCTGCCTTAGCTTCTTGTTATAATGATGTGGTTATACAGTGTGACTTAGACGAAAGAATAAGTGGTCAACCTTCTGATTTTTATTTAATGGCTAGAGAAATTATGAAACACGATTTTTCTTGCAGTATTATGTTACCCACTATTGATCTTTACGAAGACCTTGATCACTACATAACCATAGGACACAAGTGGTATATACATCGGAAAAAAGGTTGTTTTAGAGGGTCTGTAAATTTTGCTAGAAAAGAAGATGGTAATCTTGATGCCAAACAAAGCGATACGTGCGAGCTTATAGATAATACTGGAAATTTAATTCCATGTATTGGTAAAATAGATTACAATATAGACACACCCAAGATTATTCACCTTGGATATTTAGACTTGCAAGAAAGAAACAGAGTTAATAAGTTTTGGGGAAAGGTTTGGAATCACAGACTAACTGGTGAGTTTGATTCTAAATATGAAATGGAAAAGACAACTTCTGGAGACCCAAGAAAAAATAAACACAATTTAAAACATCCGTTATGGCCGAAAATAAAATGAAAATAGGTTTGCTGTGTAACTTTTATGGTTTCCCTCAATATACAGAAAGGTGCTTAAAAGCGTGGAAAAACATAGATGAAGTTTACAAAGTTGCTGTTTCCAGCTACCAATATAAAGACTATGTAGACTGCGGGTGGAATTTTGATGACACGGAAACCCCAAAGCAACTCTTATCTGATCATCGAGGATTTATTGATTACATATGTATAGGCAAAGATGCCAATGATTCATATTCAAGAAATGCACCCTTACAACACCTTCTAGCTAACAATGTTGATTTTGTTTGGCTTCTTGATCAAGATGAATTTTATTCAGAAGAAGACATAAGAGGAGCAATTAATTATATTAAAAATTCAGAAAAAGTTCCTACATATAAAATAAATTTTAAGAATTTTGTTTTTTCCGAAGATCAATATGTGGATGATTTTAATCCTCCTCGTATTTTTTGTGCAAATGTAAACGGACAAAAAACACTTAGTCACTTTTTTTATGAAAATGATGTTATGTATAACATTGATAATAAATTTATTGAATATAAAGAGTTACCTATTTCCTCTATACCTAAAGAAGATTGTCACCCAGATCACTTTTCTTGGGTAGGCTCTCCAGAGTTTTTACAAGCTAAAGTTAGATATCAGTTAAAAAGATATAATGGAATTTGTTCCTACAAATGGGATTATAATAACAATTGTTTAGCCTTTAATGAAGATTTTTTTTCAAAGTTTAACCAAGAAAAACCCATTATAAAAAAACTATGATAACATTTAAGCTTTATGGAGCAGATGGTTACACCTGCCAAATACCAAGAATATCAGACGGATTAAGAGGAATCGGACACAAGGTAGTTTACGGAGATGAAAATCACGATGTTATTTACAACAACAATTTTCGTTTCGACGACATCGAAGAAAAACATGGAGATTCTTCAATGTTCGACAAAAACGGAGAACCTCAAAAAGCATTTAAGATTTTTAATGTTCTAGACATTCCTCCGCACGTTCCAGATTTTCCCATAGAAACACTAAAAGAACAATTATCTCACGCTGATATTGTCACCTGTATTAGTGAACCCGTTCAGCAACAATTAAAGGATATAGGAGTAGATTCTCATATTATTTGGAATCCAATAAAAGATTTATGTTTTGATCCTACATCTAAAAGAGACATAAGATGCTTGTATGTAGGGAGGGCAGCAGACAGAAATAAAAGAGCTTGGTTTTTAAGAAAATTTGTAAATGAAGTTGTCCAAATCGGATCAGAATCATTAATGGATATATTTAATGGAGAGTTAGGATCAAACGTATATGACGGCAATGGCAATGTTATAGGGACACAAACCTCTCTTGATCCAAACAAAGGAAAATATCTCGGGTTAGCTTCAGATATTAGCCTAATAGATTTGCTTAATAGATCGCTTGTTGTGGCATTACCCACAAAGTTTGAAGGCTTAGGGCTACCCGCTCTAGAGGCTATGGTATGTGGGGCTTTGCCACTTGTGTGTAGCGACAATCCAAATTCTAAACTTTGCCCAGACTTCTGTGTAGCAGAACCTAATGAAGACTCTGTTTTCGAAAAGTGGCTAGACTTGATAAACAATTTTAGTCAATATCAAAAAATTATCCTTGAAGAGTATAGCCAGCAAGTGGCATTTAAATTTTCTAAATTTTCTGTGGCTAAAAACATCGCTGATCTTTATATTAAATATAAAAAATGATAGCTCTAATAGTAGACGAGTCATACGCATATGATTATTTATCCATCTTGCATGTTAAAGAAGATAAAAATCGCTGCGTCAAAACAATGCAAGCACACGAATGGTGTTACGATACACTAGAGCAACAGGTTGGCGAAGAGTTGCATGATGAAATCTTAGATTCTATAGAATATAAAAATCTCTTGGAAGCGAACAAGGAGACATTTGAGGCTGTAGATAAAGCTAAAGACGATAAAGTTAAAGCAAGCTTGATAGATAAGTTGAATTATAAAAGATATTTATGTAAGCAAGATCTTCAAAAAAAATTCTTTAACAATAATTTAAGAGAAATAAAAATAGGATATTAATGAAAGTTATTGTAACAGGAGGGGCGGGGTTTGTTGGTTCTAACCTATGTAAAAAATTAATTTCTTTGGGTCACAGTGTTATTTCTATTGATAATTATTCAACAGGTTTTATATCAAATCACGTAGAGGGTGTTGAATATATCTCGCAGGACATTTCTGATTATGATGCGATGGAAAGCTTCATTCAAGGATCTGATGTTGTTTTTCACCTAGCGGCCCTTGCTCGCATCCAACCATCATTCCATCATCCTAAAAAATATTTTAACTCAAACGTAGTTGGGACATTTAATGTTTGCCAACTTTGTTCTTCATTTGGAGTTCCTTTAATTTTTTCTGGATCATCTTCTCACCATAGTGGTAAATTTAAAAATCCCTACACCTTCACTAAAGACTCTTCAGAAGAACTTTGTTTATTATTTCATAAAATTTATGGCTTAAAGCAAAGCATAGCTAGATTCTATAATGTTTATGGCCCCAATCATATAGAAGACGGAGAATATGCAACTGTAATAGCAAGGTGGGACAAGGCTCATAGAGAGAAAAAACCTCTCACGATCTATGGAGATGGAAGTAAGGAGAGAGATTTCACACATGTTGATGATATTGTTGATGGTTTAATTAAGATATGGGAAACAGAAAGCTATGGAATAATTTTTGAGTTAGGAAGAGGCAGGAAGTTTTCTTTAAATGAGGCGGCACAGCTTTATAAACCATCATACGGAATAACTTATCTTGAGGATAAAAAAGGAGAAGCTCAAAGCGTCGAGTGCAATGCAGAGCTAGCTAAAAAACATTTAAACTGGGAAGCAAAAAACAATTTAGAAGATTGGATTAAAAAATGAAAAAAATAATTATAACGGGAGTTACTGGTCAAGATGGTAGCCATATGGCAGACTATTTAATTAACAATACAGAACATACAATTATTGGTGGAGTTCGGAGACTTAGTGTTAAAAATCATCAGAACATAGAGCATCTTTTAGGTGAACCAAGATTCTTTTTAATTGATTTAGATGTCACCGATGCTGAAAACATTGATAGGGTTATCTCTGAACACAAGCCTGATTACTTTATAAATTTTGCTGCTAATTCATTTGTAGGCACAAGTTGGCAAATGCCAGTTAATCACATGCAAACTAATTGCATGGCAGTTCTTCATCAGTTAGAGGCTATAAGAAAACACGCTCCAGATTGCAGATATTACAATGCAGGTAGTTCTGAGGAGTTTGGAGATGTTATTACAGAACCTCAATCAGAAGAACACCCACTGCGCCCTAGAAGCCCATACGGAGCTTCTAAATGTGCTGCAAGACACTTGGTTAAGGTATATAGAGATTCTTACAACCTATACGCTGTTCAAGGATGGTTATTTAATCACGAAGGAACTAGAAGAGGGGTGGAATTTGTTACTAGGAAAATTACTCAAAACGTAGCTCGCATCGCTGATGAGTTTGCTCGGAAAGAAAACTTTGAACCTTTAAGATTAGGTAACATAGAATCTAAAAGAGATTGGAGCGATGCAGAAGATTTTGTGGATGGTATCTGGAAAATGCTCAATCAAGAAGAAAACCTAACCTATATTAGAAGAAAAACCCCCGATGATTATGTTTTATCTTCAGACGAAACACACACTATAAAAGAGTTTGTTGAGGAGGCTTTTAACTTTGCTGGTTTTCATAGAAGTATTTGCAGGTGGGAGGGATATGGAAAAGAGGCAAAATATTACCACGGTAACGACTTGCTAATGGAAGTAGACCCTAAATTCTATCGACCCGCAGAAGTGGACTTGTTACTAGGAGATTCAAGTAGAGCAAGAAAAGAACTAGGATGGGAACCTAAAACTAATTTTATTCAGTTAGTTAATAAAATGGTAAAACATGATCGAGACCTCTTGACTTGACGTTATATACTGGTATACTAATCGTATGCCAAGGGGTAAAAAACAATGTCCAGAGTGCCAATCTATAGTTGGCGCTGCTGCCAAAACTTGTGCTTGTGGTTTCAGCTTTTCAAAAGCCAATCTTAAGAAAGTCTTTGGTCTACAAGACAAAAAACCCAAATATGCCGACTACAAAAGATCCTTTTTAAAAAGGATGATAGGAAACCAAAAGCCCGATAGTTATCCACTCGAAATGTCTGTCGTCAAAAAGATTTTTGATTTTTTTGATAACGATCTTGATTTTTTATCTAAAGTAAAGCCGCCTTTTAAGCTTAATAATAGTATTAAATACTTTTTAACTAAGGACGGGAAAGAATATTTAGTTAAAAAGCACAGAGAGTTTTATTACAAGCCACCAGAAAAAGATAAATTTGTTGACACGGAAGTGAAGTCGGGAGAAGATATATTAAAGAAGAAAAAGAAAACATTAAGAGATTTTTTAGATGACTAAGATGAAGAAAAAGAGCGGATCAAAAGATTATACGGAAGCATTCCTTAAATCAAACAGAGACTATCATTATAACTTAGAAGAAGGTGCAGATCCATATCTAGTGTCCAGCGGGTCTATGATTCTTGACCACGTTTTGGGCGGCGGCTTCGGGTCTGGGTTACACAGGTTTATTGGGGCTAACGAAGGAGGAAAAACAAATGAAGCTCTGCATGTTATGCACAACATGCTTAAAACCGTAGAAAATTCTAAAGGGCTTTTCGTAATGGCTGAAGGAAGACTCAGCCAAGAGATTAAAGATAGGGCGGGGATTAAATTTGTTCATTCGGCAGAAGATTGGGATGTGGGAACATGCCTAGTTCTTGAGTGTCACATTATGGACACCATGATTGATTTTCTCAGAGGTCTGCTAAAAAACAATCCAGACAAAGAAAAATTCTGCATTGTAATCGACAGCATGGATGGGTTGATTACAAAAGAAGATTTAGAAAAGGGATCTTCTGACGCTAGAAAGGTAGCAGGAGGAGCTTTGATGACCTCTGATTTTCTAAAGAGGGTGAGTCTGGGTATGAGTAAGTTTGGTCACATGTGCATTATGATTTCTCAAGTCAGGTCAAGTATCACCACTAGCATGTATGCTAAACAAGACCCAAACAACCAAACAGATAGTAGTGGTGGAAATGCAATTCTTCATTATCCAGACTGGATTCTGCAATTTAAAAAACAAACTAAAGGTGACAAGATTTTAGAAAATCCAAAAGAACAAATTACTCCTGATAATAAGATTTATGGCCATAACGCAAAGGTTATGATTTTAAAATCAACCAATGAAGCAACAGGACAAATTGTGACTTATCCAATAAAACATGGTCGTCAAAACGGCAAGTCTATTTGGCTTGAGAGAGAAGTTGTTGACATGCTTTTAATGTGGGGATACTTAGAGAAATCGGGAGCTTGGATCAAGCTTGATGACAAGGTAAAAACCTACCTAAGCGATAATAAAATAGAAACAAAAGATTCTTACCAAGGAATCAAAGCAGTGTATGAGTTTCTAGAGTCAGATGAAAAAATCACATCGCTTCTTGTTGACTTTGTAAAAGAGAATATTCTTAAGCAATGATATTTTTGTGTTCCAATGGTAGAGAGAAAAAGATAAAAAACGTCAGCAAATATTTGATTGACTGGGACTCTGATTGCAAAAGCGGAATTCAAAAAGACGTAAAAAACCAAGTTAAACCTTATTGGTTTGCAGATGTTGTTTTTGAAGAGTTTCCTGTTGCTGGAACCAGAATGACCTTAGATCTTTATAACGCGACCCAAAAGATAGCCATTGAAGTGGATGGCAATCAACATTATAGATATAATCAATTTTTTCATTCTAATTCTCGCCAGAAGTTTCTGCAACAATTACAGAGAGACGAGAAGAAAGAATACTTTTGTGATATTAATAATATAAAGCTTATTAGGGTATTAGAGTCCGATGTTTTAGATTCAAAGAAATACCCTAGAGAGCTAATAAAACTTTTAAAATGAGTAAAGAAGACGAAAAGAAAGGCTTACCACAATCTCTATTAGACAAAATTTATGATTCCACAGGTTCAGCAAACGGTGGCAATAGAGGATTTTTGCTACTTTATGTTGACAAAGAAGGTTGTCCTAGTATGACTACTCGGACAGAAAACCCTTGCGTTGAGATGGCTTTAGGTAAACTTATAGAGCTAGCTATGGCTAAAAAAGATAGCGATATTACTTTATGATATTTTCTTATGATCTAGAAAAAAAAGTTCTTAGCGGCTTGTTGCAGCATCAGCACAAGTGGGAAGAAGTATCTAGCTTTTTAAATGAAAGCGATTTTTATTCAGAAGACTCAAAAGTAAATGTATCAATATTTAAATTATTAAAAAATGCTTTAAACAATGCAGAGGATATAGATGAAACTATTTTAGTTCAAAGAATTCAGCAACTAAAAGCTAGTTTCCCAGATAGCATTGATATATCGGAATATGTATTTTCACTAGCCTTTTATAAAATAACAGAGAAGATATTGATCTCTTCTGTTAAGGAACTTAAAAAGTATACAGCGCGTAGAGAAATTTATAAAAGCTGTAAAAATGTAGCTTCATTTGTAAAAAGCGCAGACCCCAATCTCAAATACGGAGAGCTTATAGAGCAATCTGATCAGCTTTATAATAAAAACATTAAAGACTTTGAGATGACAGAAGCTGGACCTGTCAATCTCTTTGAAATGATGGAGGAGGTTGTTGAGGATAGAGGTAACAACCCCGTCGAAGATTTCGGGATGCTTGGGCCTCACCCTAGAATTAATGAGATGTATGGCTCTTTACTTTTAGCTGGCAACATATCGGTTATTGTAGCTCGATCAGGAGTAGGTAAGACCAACTTCTGCATGGACTTTACTACAAAGGCATCTGCTGAACATGGAGTGCCTGTTCTCCACTTCGACAACGGAGAGATGAGTGAAGAAGAACTTATCTTTAGACAATGCTCCGCTATGACGGGGATACCTGTGTGGTTACTCCAAACAGGAAAATGGAGAACAACTGCTTACAAGAACTGGTCTGTGGATCAAGTTGTTGAGAAGGTTAGGTCTGCTTGGTCAAAAATAAAAAACATGAAGTTTTATTATGAAAATGTAGCTGGCCTATCTCCCGACGAAATGTGTTCTCTGCTGAAAAGATTTTACTTCTCTAAAATAGGTAGAGGCAATCCACTTATATTCAGTTTTGATTATATTAAAAGCGACTTTGGAAGCATTGGTAAGGTTGATGGTTGGCAGCAAGTTTCTTATTTAGTTCATAAGTTTAAACAAACTATCCACCGCGACTTAGCCTTTGATGGGAAGCCATGCGTATCAATGATAACATCAGTTCAGTCTAACAGGCTTGGCATAACCAACAATAGAAATGCTGGATCAATCGTTGACGATGAAAGTGTTGTCTCTCTGTCTGATGGCATCACACAATTTTGCTCTCATTTATTTCTTCTAAGAAGAAAGGTGGCAGATGAAATTCATGAAGAAGGAGCAAACTTTGGAACTCATAAGTTAATTAATCTCAAGGCAAGGCACTTAGGGAAGAGCGCACTTAGAGCTATTCATCCAGTTGAAATGCCAGATGGGACAAAGAAACAGAATTTTATTAATTTAAATATAGAAAATTTCAGAATTACTGAGAGGGGAGACTTGCAAGATATCGTTGATGCTTTTAATGGAGAAACGATTCAAGTTGAAAGCAATGAGTCAGAAGAATTACCAATTCATCTTAGAGCGTGATGAACTACAAAGAAGTTCTAGAAAACCTTGGGTATAGACTCAAGGATCATGGATCATACTGGAGGACAAATGCGGTATACAGATCTGGAGACAACTCTACAGCCCTTCAAATTTATAAAGATACTGGAGTTTGGAAAGACTATGTGGAGGACTCTCAGTTTATGCCGTTTGAGGCTCTGCTTCAAAAAACCCTAAACATAAAAGACCCCAATGCAGTAAAGCATTACTTAAAAGATAATGGTGTAAGTATAGGAGCAAGAATAAAACAAAAACATTTATTGAAAGAGGAGAAAACATACCCTGCTAAAGTTTTAACCAAACTTTTACCGCATCATGATTTCTACCTAAATAAAGGGATAACAAAAGAGACTCTTGAGGATTTTCAGTGTGGGCTTGCGATGTCTGGCAAAATGTATCAGAGAGTAATCTTTCCTATATTTAGAAAAGATGGTCGCATTCATGGTTTTTCTGGGAGAAAAGTTACAGAGGACGACAGACCTAAATGGCTACATATGGGGAAATCTTCTGGATGGTTATTCCCATATTACAATATAGAAAAAGTTCAAGAGGCTATCACTAAGAAAGAATCTGTTCATATTGTTGAGTCTATAGGAGATTGCTTATCCTTGTATGATAATGGCGTAAAAAATGTTTTAGTTTCTTTTGGCTTAAACATTTCTCCTACTTTTATTTCTAGACTATCACTACTACCATTAAAAAAAGTTTTTGTATCATTTAATAATGATCAATCTTCTTCAATCAATCGAGGGTTTGAGGGTGCAATTAAATCTATTTTTAAATTAGTTGACTCTATTGATTTCGATAAAATTTACTTTGTTCCCCCTGAAAAAAATGATTTCGGAGAAATGAGTGGAGAAGAAATAGAAAAATACTCTAATTATTGTTATAATCTACAACATCAAGAATCCATGCAAAAAGTTATTAAAATAGCTAAGAAAATGGATAATAAAGGTGTAAATAAAAATTTTTCTTCTTCTCTTAAAAAATTAATAAAGAGGAACAATTTCCATTATGGAGACTTTTGACAATAAACCACTGTCGGCATCGCGGATAAAAACACTGCAAATGTGCTCTTGGCAGTATTGGTGCAAATATCATCTTAAACTTCCTGATAAATCTAACGAAGGTAGTTTACGTGGAACTATCTGCCACGCTGTGTTTGAAAATTTAGGTAATCCAAAACACAAAAAACATTATACTCGTATAATTAAAACCCAAAACGCTTTTGCCTCACCACCAGTTAAAAGAATGATAGAGGCTTATGCCAAAAAGCATGGCATAGATGATTTTGAGAACATGGATCTTATAAATCAAATGACCGTGGAGGGTCTTAATTATGACTTCTTTGGGGATAAAGAAGGCAAGCCAACCCAATCAATTAGTGAGAAAGATTTTGATATATCTATTTCTGAAGATGGGAAAAATTATCGGATTCTAGGATTTATAGATAAACTTTTTTTGTTTAAGAGAAAGAAAACAGCACTCATAAGAGATTTTAAAACATCAAAACAAATTTTTTCTGGCAAAGAATATACCGATAACATGCAAAACTTAATGTATTGTTTAGCGGTAAAACATTTATACCCAGACTTTCTAAAAAGAAAGATGGAATTTCTTTTTGTTAAGTTCGACTGCAATAATGATGGTTGTTGTGAGATGGAACCCTTAGATGAAGAAGAACTTGAAGGTTTTGAATATTTCTTAACTGAGGTCCAACAAATTATTAATAATTTTAATGAAGATTCTGCTTCTAAAAACTTAGCTTACGACAAAGGATATCTAGGAAGGGATGATGGATTTGCTGGTAGAGTTGTTTGTGGTAGGGCTGAGTATGCAGGTCAATTAAAAAAAGATGGCACTCCTATGTGGCACTGTCCCTTTAAATTCCCTAGAGAGTTTTACACCTTAGTAGATAAAGATGGTGTTAGAGTTGCTTCTGCCGACCTTAAAAAAGATCTTAAAGAAAAGAAAACCAAGGACTTGAAGATAGAAAAAGTAAAATACGATGGGTGTCCCGCTTTTTCGTTTGACAAACCTATGGAACTCCTTTAAGGTAGAGGAGTGATACCTTTATTTAAAAGCACATTTAGTATAGGTCGTTCTTTACTCAGGGTTGAGGATCTTGTTGACATCGCTCAAAGCGGAGATGTTAAAAAAATGATTTTAGTGGAAGATAACTTCTATGGATTTAGGGTTATCAACAAAGCTTTTCTTCATGCTGAAATCCCTATGGTATATGGCGTTAGAATACCCGTAGTTCAATCAAGTATTAGTGAAGAGCCTAGCAAGTTGATCTTTTTCCCCAAAAACAATAAAGGGGTCGCTGTTGTTAGAAACCTATACACCCAATGTTTTACTAGTGAAGGAGAGTGCCTCCACTTAGATAAATTAGAGGAAGGCAAACTTGATGATGTGAGCATCGGAGTCCCCTTTTATGATTCTTATATATTTAATAATATTTTCAATTTTGGACTGTGTGAGTTATGCCTTGATGGGTTTGATCATTTTTATATGGAGGAAGATAATAAACACCCTTTTGATTTTCAAATAAGCTCTGCGCTAAAAAAATTAAAAGTTAAAACAGAGAAGTGCAAAAGCATATATTATAGAAATAAGGATGACTTTGAAGCATTCCAAATGTATAAAGCTGTCTGCAACAGAAAACAGGGCAGAGTGCCTACCTTTAGCAACCCTCGCCTTAATGATTTTTCCTCTAACGAATTTTGCTACGAATCATATTTAGAAAATGTTGCCAAGTAATCAAAAATATCTAGTATTCGATACTGAAACAGAAGGTTTAAATTTATTCTCTTCTAAAACATGGCAGCTATCTTGGATAGTCTGTCAGGGAAATAAAACATTAGAAACTCATGACGAGTTTATAATTCACAAAGAATTAAATATTCCTGAAGTAGTTAAGAAAATCACGGGGTTTAATTGGGATACTTATAACAGAAAAGCTAAGCCTTTAGACGAGGTTTGGAGTAAGTTCGAAAAGTATATATTTGACCCTCAATATATCGTAGTGGGGCAAAACTTGTTGGGATTCGATGTTTATATGCTTGCTGTGTTGCAAAGGTTGTTGGGACAAGAGCCAGATTATTCTTACTTGCCTCGTAT